GTATCGGCCTTGCTGAGCCATCTGGTCAGCCATGGCCTGCATAGGCGGTTGAGGCATTGGGTTTTGATACATCATTAGCTCGTCTCCACTCCAAAGAGGTTGAAGCTCACGTTGGCTGCGCTTGCGTAAACCTTGACTACATCCGTTTGCGACAGGCATATGCCAATGACCACCGTTCTACTGGTGGTTGCTGCCAAGTCTTCATCGAAAAATATAAACTGCTTATCATCTGCTGACGCACCGCCAACATGAATACTGACACGAAAGGTGATGGCTGATCCGCTTCTGTTGCAGATCACCAAGGAACTGACGGTTGTTTGTGTAAGATCTGGTGCCGTATACAAAGTCGTTGTAGTGGTTGCGCTAACATCAACCTGACCTAAGACCTTGATGACATCCGTCACGATGCACCCATCAACAAAAACTGAAACCGACGCATAGCAAGAGACCCTGGCTTATCGCCCTGAGTCTTAGCCAGTTCTACATCGTTTTCTATCTGATCTAACGCCTGCTCCAACGTGCGTCGAGTGATCGCTTCGTTGCTAACGTCGTACTCTGGCGCAGGCACTGGCAGTGGATTCTGTCGTGTTGCCATTACCGCCTACCGTCCTGTCGCATGTCGAATCGCAAGTCACCCAGTCGCCAACCAAAACCAGCGCCAGAACTTTCTACCCGTACCACTGCGTGTCGTGCGCGAGTCCTGATGTTGGACTGTGTGGTGCTAGATGTGACTGTTGCCGTCGCCTGTGTTGTCGGGGTCTCTAGCGGAAAGTTGCTGCCCTTGATCGTAAAATCCACAGACGCATCAGAAGTCGATCCGCTAAACTTGAAGTCAGGGATGATACGGCTGATCATCATAAATCTATCGCCTTCCCCAATCTCCAGATCTCCAGACTCAACAAAGGCAGTCATCGCTGACCCGTCATCATCAAACCCTGTTTCATGGTTGTACAAGAAGTTTGCGTCCGTCACACCCGTGTTCACAGATGACGCTATCGGATTAGAGTTTTGCGAGTATCCGATCCAAGCACCTCGATCTAGTGTACCAACAGCCCAAAGATTCTCTGCGTAGTTGTACGACACATAGTTGGTGATCTCTGTGTTGTCGGTGCCTACAGGGTAGAACCAGATCACCTCTGAAAAGTCGTTGTTCTCAGCAGCAAACACCTTGAACGCTTGGCCTTTGTTCAGGTTAGAAAACACATGCTCTTTGACACTGCATGGCAGTGGCTGCACCGATCCGTTGTAAACATAGAAGCCACCAGAGTCCATGAAATACACCGCACCTCTGGCGTTGACCGCTGCGTTAGGCGAGATCATAGATACATCGGTGCTGAGTGTTGCGAACTGGAACGTAAATGGCGCACCTGTAAATCGCATAGAGTGCAGACTTACGTCGGTAAAGATCAGTATCTCTTGCCGTGTTTGCACCGCACCAACGATCTGAGAACCTGAGTTGATTCGTACACCACCGGCTGTATTGATAGCCGTAGGCGTCCAGTCAGCAGCGTTTTCTTGATCAGAGAACCTGACGAGGAGCGGGTCTATGTTTGATGAGCCTATCGGATTCACACCAAACGCAATGACGTGCTGGTCTATGTCAGATACTAGAACCTGCAATGCCACAGTCGGCACGTTAGAGGCACCCGCTAGTGCGGTAGCGTTGATGGCTCTCGCCCCTGTGCCAGATGATTCATCCCAGTAGTAGATGCCGCCACCACGGACGTTGAAGATGAGATCCTCGCCAAAGTTGTCTTGACTGAATAATCGTAGCTGACCGGCAGCAGCAACACTGCTGGAACTACCCCAAGTGCCAGAACCCCATGTGCCTGCACCCCAGCCTGTGCCCTGTAAGAATGTGTTCAGACCTGTGTTGATCTGATAGGTAGCAACGGTCGAGCTACCACCGTTGCCTGTGTCACTAGAGTTTGCAGTGACAGCAGCACCGCTTGTGTCTTTCGCCTCTATGGTGAACGTGTTTGTCGTGGGCACAGAAGCAATCTGATATTCCTGATTAAGAACAGTCGCCGTAATGTTGCCGCCAAGTGTTGCCGCATCACTGAACGTCACAAAATCGTTGACCACTGCGCCGTGTGCATTCTCAGTGACAGTGATAGTGGATGACCCGTTGGTTGCGGCAAAGGTGGCATCGCCAGCACCTGATGTTAGCCTGATCGGTGTGACATCGTTATACCCAGAACCCTCTGCTACATAGAACTTTAGGTTGGTGCCAATACCGATGTAGTTAATAGATTCTAGTGATGACCAGTTATGCAGTGATCGGCACACGCCCAGAAAGCTGGAATCACTGTACTTTGTCCAGCCACCGATCTTTTCTACTCGACCTTTGCGGAATCGAATCTTGTCAGAGTCGAACCAGCCAGCGTCTGCTGTATATTCGGTTCCCTCTTTGTTAACGCCAGGGGCGAACTGTACTTTCGCCAGCGTCATCTAGCGTCTACCCACCAGTGATGCGATACCTGAGTGTATACCTACAGGGCCACCTGTCGCCTTTCCAACATTCATTGTTGGTCTGATGTTTGATCTCCCACGAGCTTGCTCCATCTGTATCTGACGCATAATTTGTTGTTGCACATCAGAAGGAGAGGTTGGAGGAGCGACAACTGGCGCAGGCGCGACAACTGGCGCAGGCGCGACAACTGGCGCAGGCGCGACAACTGGCGCAGGCGTTGGCCTGACGTTTGGTACTGCATAATCCGCTGTCTGTGTGGTTTTAGCAGCGACAACTGGCGCAGGCGTTGGCCTGACGTTTGGCCTCACACCAGCTTGCTCCATAGCACCGCTAAACCCTGTCCTTTCTTGTCCTGTTAATCGAGGTGGGGTGGGTGGAGGTGGCGCTAACGCTGGCATCAGATCGACTTGTTTAGGTGCAGTAACAACAGGTGGTAAGTCTAAGCCCGTGCCCCTCCTGTTTCCTGCGAGCGCCATTTGTCTCAACGATTCTTCTGGTGTTTGTGAAACAGAACGCGCTGGCCCGGCAGGGATTATATCTGGCCTTATCGAATTGATCCTGCGCTGCACCGCGGACAAACCTTGAGTAGGAATTGATGGGACACCCCTGCCTCCTCCATCTTCTCTTAGATATTGATCTAAGTCGAGAGGTTGCTCATTGGCTCGCTCAACACCCTCCATAAATACGTCGGATACTTGAACATCACTTGGTGCTAATCTTGAAAACCCACCATCTGTCCTTGATGCCAGTTCCTCTTGACGAAGTCTTGCTTGTTCAGGCGTTAATCCCGATGGCAGTCCAGTCACCGTGCCATATGTAGGTGGCGGTAGAGATTCCCCAAGGGTGGGATCTGGATTCCTATTATATTCATCTACCACAGCTTGCGACTCTGGATTGACAGTCCTTGCCCCACCCTTTGAGCCACTCTTGCCAGATGATGTAGAACGACCGATCTGCCCAAAATCTGGACGCCCCATGACTGGTCTTGGGGATGATCTTTGAGGGAATCCTGTTGCCGGATCAACCATCCTACCAAATGGAGACTGCTGTCCTGAGAGCAAAGCTCCTAGCCCTGTAGGAACTCCGTAACTGTAGCTTGGGTTTCGATAAAAATTAGAAGCGCCAGATCCTCTGCTAGGGAATCTAGGTATAGGTGCTTGCGTTCCACCTTTGTTTGGGCCGCTTGGGGAATAAATTGGAGGTCTGGGTCTACCGGGTCTAAATATCGGCCCCCTATTTATAGGCGGCCTAGGCTTTCTTCTCATCCCCCCACCGAACGGGCCACGGAATATAGCGCCAAAATCACGACCCATTGGACTACCTGGCCTTTGGCTCATGTGTATTCTCCAGACCTAATCATTTCAGTGACTCTCGTTGCTCGATTACCGACTTGCTGCGCCCACTTGCTATCCATGAATTCATCAGCAGCTATATCAAACTGTTCACGCGACATTGCCTCTAAAGCTTTGACGAAGCCGCGCAATCTGGTCAGCCCAAGGTTGAAACATATATCAATCATTGCATCTTGACGCGCTTCGTTGATGCCATTGAACCAGAAGTAAGTGTCTTGAAGCTCGCTCCTCACTCGCGCTATATCATTCGCCAACAAGTATTCAATCTCATCGTCAGACAGTCCTAAGCCTGACTCTGCGATATTTCTACCCACGCCTATCGTTTCGTAGCCTGCACTACAC